TTCTCTCCGTGGACCCGCTTGGCGAAATCAACGGCAGCGTTATGTTCGCGCTGCCAAGCTTCCTTTGCCCGACGTTCCTCGTGGTACTCCCACTTCATCTGCCTGAGGCGGTCCTGAACACCTTGGGTGTACTGACCAATCTCTTCCTCATCCGGGATCAGGGACGGGGTGCCGGGAGCGCGGGGCTGCCTGCCTCGATCCGCTTCTGGCGTATCGTCTTCGACTTCTATCTGGAGATCGTCATCCCCCGAAGCGGATGAAGTCGCAACAACCTTGTCGCCGTTCCTGTCAGGGCGAACATCGATTTCGCTTTCGATTCTCTCGGTAGCCATGATTTCTCCTATGCACGCTCGATGAAGCGCGGATCAGCCACTACAGACAGGATCGAATCGTCATTGATGATGCGAAACTCCTGTTCCTTGATCTTGAAGCGAGCGCCTGTGTAGCTCTTCATCAAAATCCAGTCTCCAACTTTGCACCAAGGCCCAGTCGGAAACTTTACCGTATCCAGATAACAATCCGGACCCATGGCAAGCACATTGCCAACGATTGAGGCGGTATGCTCTCTGGCTTTCAGATCATCAGGGATGAATACATTCCCGATTTTCTCTCCCTGCGGAGGCAAAGCTATCAGCATGTGATAGCCAACCGGCACGGGCATCATTGTCTTGTTCGTTTTCGCCATGACTATTCCTCATCACCGGCTGAATCCGGGTCTTTCAGGAGGGGATGAATATCCTCCATCAGGTCCCACATGCCTCTGAGATAGCCTATCGAATAACGATACTCTTCGAATGTCTGGACACCATTGATGATGGTTTCCTGTGTTCTCTTGAAGCGATCTGTGTATCGCCTCTGAACAAGTTCATTCAGATTCATATTCACTCCGGATGCCTAGGATAACCCCTAGTGGCTCGCTGCGCTCGGTGGCTTGCTTAGTAATTCTGATTCGATCCATTGTTGGATCGTTTCTTGTTGTCCTGACTCTTCAGTTGCTGCGCCCTCATTTCGAGGTCGAGTAGTTCAAGTCCCGTATCAAGCATGTTCTGACGCTTGTTCGCATCTTCGCTGTTTTTGCTTTGAGCGATCTTTACGCCAAGAGCAGCGCCAGCGACTCGTTCCTGTGAGGTGAGCCTGCGCTGATCGGCAGCTTCCTTCTGTGCAAGGGCTGCCATCTTGAACTGTAGTTCCTGCTTCGCAGCCTCGGCCTTCTGCTGGGCCTGCATCTGCTTGATCTGGAGTTCCTGCTGCTGCATCTGAACAACCGGGTCCTGCTGGGCCTGCTGGTTTTTCTTCTGTGCCGCCTCTGCCTGATCCTTCTGGAGAAGCCTCTTGCTTGCCTCCGCCACGGTCTTGGAGAGCATGACCTCCACATCTTCCGGAAGAGGCTGATCCTCTGGCGGAAGAGGAACACCCATCTGCTCTTCGATGCCCTTGCGGTAGGCGTAGGCGAGATGCTCCGACACATGGGCAGCAAGAGCCGCCTGTATGCGGGATGCCTGCGGGCTCTGCCCGACAAGCTCCATGATCTTCGGGTCCTGTGCCGCCGCCAGATGAACCTGAATATGGGCTTCCTGATCCTGATAGAGGAAAGCCTTTACCGGCTTGCCCATCAGCAGCGCCATGTTCTCCGATACCGGGTCCATCGGAGTAATATCCTCCGGGTCCTTGACGATCTTGTCGGCATTCTGGACGCCAAGGATCGTCACGAAATCCCGGTACAGGAGCGGCATATCGAATGCCTGCTGGTCTGTCTGGGCCAACTGGAGGACAGCCTGTCCCTGAACAACCCGCTGCGCCATGCTGGCTGCATTCGGATCGGACACCGGGATGATATCCACTTGAGCGAAGTCCTCGACGCGAGAGCTATCGGCTTGCTCAACCTCGTATTCGTACTCCGGACCCATGTCTGTCGCGATGATATCCGCAATCAGCTTCAGGTCCTGCTTGAGGCTGGCATGGAGTCTTGCCTGAACCGCAGACATGACCTTCATGGATCGCTCCAGAAGGGCAAGTGTGGTGCCGACAGGAGCCTGCTGCGTCATCGCATTGATGGGGAGATCGGGTGCCGCACCAAGCCTGCGGCCTTCCTGAATCATGTCATTCAGGAGACTGTGAAGAACCGCACTCGGTTCCTTGTAGGGCAGGAATGCGATGTTATCCCTGATGTTCCCGGAAGGAACATCGACATCGCGGAACTCACCCGGCATGATCGGACTGTCGTCGCCCTTGATCCTCATGCCTCTGGATTTGAGGCCGCCGGGGAGATTGGCGAGTGTGCCCGCGTCCACAAGCTGTCTAAGAATGCTCGTGGCAGAAGCGGTAATCCCGCCAATCAGGTGAATAAGGCCAGAGCCATAGAAGCCCAAGCCCGGTAGATAGTGATAAGGCGTGAAATGCTGACGCCTGATCTTCATCGGGTCGCTCTCACTCCAGTTCCGGCGAATGGCCAGAACCTTCTGAGACGATTTATCGACCGTGATCACATAGGGAAGTTCGATGCCCGTCTGGGCTTCTTCTCCCGTATCCTCATCCGTAATCGTGTCTTCGAATCCGGGCAAATCCCAGTCTACATGGCACTCGTAGAGAGTATATCGCTCATCATCCTGAGAGGGATGGGAGCTACCTGTCAGCTTGTCGTACTTCTCTTTGATGTCGTCCTGCCGATAGGTTGGCTTCGGAAGATCGACACCTGAATACTGCCCAGTAACCTGCATCTTCTTCAGGTCGTTTGGGAAGATTCGCATGACCTGTGTATATCGGGGACAGGTCCTCAGGTCCGTGGTTCCGTATGGAACGATGAAGTCCTCTGCCGGAATGAAACGCCCCACAGGCCTTTTTAGTTCCGGGGAAAAGTAGATTTTTCTGAAGGCACTCCCGGCGAGTGCCAGATAGAACAGAAGCTGTTCCGTTTCTGGACGGAACTCGGTCATGCGATCCAGCAGGAAGTAGTTCAGTTCCTGCTCAACGCGCTTGGCCTGCTTCTCCTTGTCCTTGGTCCACTTGCCAAGGGTCTTGGTTCGAACCGGCCCGCCAGCCGGGTAGATTTCCATAATGGCCTGAGACTGAAACCTGACCGCAGCCTCGGTCATTACCGGGTGGAAGACACCACAGGCACCGGACCAAGGGTCGGTACGCTCTTCGGTCTTGAAGCCCAGAAGGCTCAGACCCTTAATGTACGCCCGCTTCCAGTCATCCCGCGAACGGTCATCGATCTCGACCATCTCGCAGATTTTCCGGCCAATCGAATCGAGTTCGTTCTCTTCAATGTAGCCAGCCAGATTGTCATCGAATTCTTCTTCCTCCTCGGGAGATGAATCCTCCGGAGCAAAGTCTACCGTGACGCCGCCATCATCGTTCTGCTCGATACCGACTTCCGGATCATCCGGAACAAGATCGATGTCGGTGCCAAGTCCCTGAACAATATCTTCGGGAAGAGAACCTTCCGGAGCGATTGTCGTTTCAATAAATGAGGGTCTTGGAGAGCGAGCCATCAGGTTCCGATTCTGGTTAATCAGTAATAGGCACGGCGACGGGGACGGACGGGTTCGTCATCACCCCATGTGTCTGAAGCTAGAGTTAGAAATCCACCTTGCCTGAATCTCATTAAAGCCATCGCTACGCAATCGACCAAGTCGTCATGCTCGACGGATGGGAAGTTCGCACAGTCCTCGATGACCTCATCCGCCCACACGAACTCCGGTGCCCACACAAGCCCGGAGGCAAAGATATCCGAGACTGCATTGACCCGGCTGATCTTGTCGTTGGGAGCCAGCTTGGTTCCACGGGTAGGATTGTATTCCTGTACCGGAATCCCTCTGGCGCGCAACTCGTAGATCAGCGGAGCCCCCGCCGCCTTGGCCTCGACCATGAAGATGTCAGGCTGCCACTTCATGTAATGACGATGGGCAATCGCCTTCAGTTCAGGGAACTCAAGGCGCTCCTTCCATGCGTCCAGAAGGATGAGATTGGGAACGCTCTTCCCGCCCTTGTCCGTCCGTGTCGCCTCGCTCTCCCCCGTAAAGATTCCCCAAGTGGTGAAGGCCGTGTAGTCGGCTGACTCCTTCTGGGAGTAAGCGGTATCGACCGTCACCATTTTTAGCGAGCATTCTGGGACCCTCGGCTCCTTCCAGCGTTTCCACCATTCCCGCCTGATGATGGAACCGGAATCATTCGAAGGTTCCTGCTGGTACTGGGCATTCCACCTGTTCGGTGGAAGGGCCAGCTTGGTCGCCTCAAGGTTCTCCAGACTCCAGAACTCTGGCCACAGAGACTTGCCGCTGGGCATGATTGCAGGAAGGGCCACGACCTTCCATTTGTCCGCCCTGTCCGACGCCGCCTCGCGCTCTGCCTTCAGAAGCTGGCCGGTGAAATCATTCACTGCCCACCGAGACTGGACCACCACGATGCGCCCGTTGGGCTGCAAACGCTGGCGGGGACCGGCCACGAACCAAGAGTAAACCCGCTGGAAGACACTGCTGTCTCCTATGGCGGCTACTGCCTGCTGCTCGCCGGTCGGGTCATCGATGATCACGATGTCGCCGCCCTTGCCGGTCACGTTACCTTCGGCACCCACCGCAAAATACTCTCCCCCGTGGGAGGTATGCCAGCGGCCCGCCGCCTTGGAGTCAGCCCTCAGGCCAACTCCGGGGAATATCTGCTGGTACTCGGTGGACGCGACAAGGTTACGCACCTTCCTCGACCAGCCAATGGCCATATCTCCGGTGCCACAAATCTGGATGATCTTGGCTTCGGGGTTCAGCCCGATATACCAAGCCGGAAGCATGTAGCTGAATAGCTCGGACTTGCTGAATCGGGGCGGGAGATTGAGAATTACCCGGTTTTCACGCCCAAAAACAACGTCTTCAGCCAGTGCCGCCATCGTTTTATGATGGGTTCCAAGGATGAAACTAGGCCAACAAAGCCTCACAAAATCCAAGAAACTGGTACGAGCGTTCTCAATTCGCTCCAATCCGTCGATCTTTCCGACCAATTCCAGAAGATTTGAATACTCTTCCGGGTCCACCGTCTGAAGCATCTTCAGGCTTTTGTGGATTTCGTTCGGATCGAGGGCCATTCAGGGTCCAGATATGAAAAAGCCCCGCAAATACGGGGCTTTCCTGTGGTTCATCCCCCGTGGGGGGACAGCTTCCCACTACATCTGGTAGAACCTATTGACATTTTATCTACAGGTCAAGGGAAAGGTATCAGGATACCCCACTAGGGTCCTCTGCCTCCTCTTCCTGCGGGATATTTGCAGTCATACTGCTCAAGAAACTGATGGAATTGTTCAGTTGGTGCAGTTCCCGGCTGTATCTGGCGATAATCTCCTCAAGCCAGAGGCGTCTTTCCTTCATTTCAGCGATTCCCATGCGGGGTGCCGGGGAAATGTAGGTCTCTGGTGCGAATACCGGGGCAAAAGGAGCCCCTCCTGCGGCTACAAAGTCAGAAACAACCTCTATCGCCGGGTTCTCCAGCGTTTCTGAGGACTTACGCCTCTCCCAGTGGTTCCTCCGGGCGAGGATCATCATGTAATTCTCGGAAGTCTCATGCTTGATGGCGACATCCTTGAGGGACATGCGGCGTTCCTCGTAGTCAGCCCGCAATCTGGCCAGCTTCTGGCCGCGCCACTTACTTGCGACCATCGGCCCTCACCTCAGAGCCACAGTCGATGTCCTCCTTGCACTCGCCCATGCTGAAAACCATCCTTGCCAGAGGCACCGGATCGACATTCTCTTGTGCTGCAAGAATGCAGACATCATCAAGAGTACATTCTTCTGCGTGTTTCCATGGACGATTGTAATAAGCCTTATAAAGACCTTGTAGGTCTTCCTTTGACTCCTTTGGGATGCCTGTCATTCGGGACATGGTTCCCGCCAAGTACGTGACGGCCTCTATATTGGGCCACGTCATCTTGATATTTTGCCGCGTCATCTTGTTGATCCTCCATAGAAGAAGACGAACATAAGAATACCGGCCAAGACCATACCAACGGCCAGCCACTCAATCCGGTCACGCCGGATGCGCTTCTCCCGGTAGCGGCTCCTCATCTTCCCTCTCCCTGACCGTTGGCAGCGTCAGCAAGCTCCTGCGCCTGTGCCTTGGTCATCCCGTAGCCGGGGGTGCCGTGGTTGGTATTCCACCCGGTATGCTTGGGATCATGGGACAGGGTCCAGATTCGGTCCTTGGGGTCCGGATCGGTCGCCAGAGCGGAACAGACTACATACCAATGGTTAGTCACGGGGGATACCCACACCAGCCCTGAGGGTATATTCAGGCTTCGGGCTGGAATGACTGGCTCTGTCCTTGGGCTTCACCCAGCGCCCGGTAGGGTTAAGAACTCCCTTGTTCAGTAGTAGCCTGACTACAGTCCCATAGACGTTCGGGGAATGGGCCTTGCCGACATCCTCCTCGATCAGGTGCCTCAGGTACTCTCCGGTGACGATCCTGCCATTGAAGGCATCAGCATGGCACATGCAGCATTCTACTGCCTTGTCCATCCATACCTTGCCCGCATTCTTGGCTACCAGAGCCAGACCCTCATCCCTCGCGATATCGCCTTCACTCATCGACATAAGAATTCCCTTTGGTTGCGACGGGCGATAATAGCGCGGTTCGGGTGCCGGTGGGTGCGACATTTCAGCGCGGCTACGCGGAACCCCTGTTCCTGCTGTGCATGTAGCCACCGTTGCCTAGGCTGACATATCCAGTCCTCAGGGAGGGAGACCCGGCTTCCTGCTTGAGATACCTGTCCATAATGAATCTGCTGATTGGTTCTTCATGCTGGACCTTGGAAGGACTGATCATCCCATCTTCAGCAATCCGGGTGTGACCCCGGTAATGGGCATAGGAGGATACTCCCAGCCGATCTTTCAGACCTTGAATATATTCCTTTTGGGACATGAGACTATCCTCCCCAGAGGACCATCAGCCTATACCGATACCCAAACGTAACAAGCCCCGCGAATTTTTCATCGCGGGGCTTGCCAAGCCGAAGCTTTGCGTCATAAGCTTCGAACCGTTGGGCGTTGCCGCGCCCGTGTCCGATACTAGTATCCCCGGACACAGCGCGTCAACTCTCCCAAAAGAACTAAGAAGCAGGCCGTAGACGTAAACGGTCAGCCCTCAGAAGCCATTACCTCGGTGACTGAGGGTCCCATTGGGCGGTTGGAGCGGGGAAACCTCATCCAGCCCCGGACACCCAGAATTCCTCGGCGGGTTTGCTATTGCGAGGGTCCTGTAAAAAGGGCGGGTGGAGGTAAATGGCGGGGGCTGGCTCCGTCAGAACTGGAACCTGTTATGCCTGCTTGACCCCCCCAAAGGTCAGGCAGGCTCGTTCTATGGCAAAAGCTTCACCGTCAAAACTGGATAGATGAATGCAGCCCACTTCAGCCGAAGGTATTCGAAGACAAATCCAACGAAAACAAAAAGCCGGAAAGTTGGTGCCACAAAGAATGATTGATGCCCTTGCGGAAGCCATCAAAAGAAATCCCGAGAAAGCTCATTTAACGAAGGGTATTGATGGGAAGCTAATCAAACCAAGTCGCAAGAATAAAATATACAAAGTTCTTCATGGAACAAAATTAGGGAAGGCTTCCAAAGGAAGAACCATTTCAGGAGATGAACTGGAAAGAAGAAAGAAAGAACTCGAAAAACTCTGCGACATTCCAGCGTACTGATATGTTTATCCACCACAGAGGAACACAAGCAGGAGAAGCCGCAGGGCTTATCCTGCGTTGTCCCAGCAAGTTATTGCCGTTGAAAGAGACACTATGAAATATCCTGATCCCTTGGAATCCGCTCGCAGGAACCTTCTTGCTCGGATCGAACGCATGACCAATCCATCGCCATGGCAGGCCAAGCGGCTGCTACGGGCTCGGGAATGGTTGGACAAGGGAGAGTATCGCAAGGGCGAGGATCATATGGCCGCCACTGAGAGACCGGATTTATACGATCTAGATCACAAGAAAGATCAATCATCAGAATCCCCGAGTGGGAGATACAGATGAAGACTATTACGGACCCTGACCTCCCTTTGGGTGAGCGCCTGAGAAGGCTTGCAGCGGCTCAAGGCAAGAAGCCAAAGGACATCGCTGCCGAGTTGGACATGTCGGTACAACACATCAGCAGGCTCTACTGCGGCAAGAAAACCATGCGCCCAGCAATGCTCGACGGATTCATTGCGGCGCTGGACCTTGAGTACATGGCAGCGGCGCTGCACAAGGCCGCCGCGCGCGAGTATGGCTTTAGAATAGGAGGATAGGACATGATCGACGCGAAAGAACTGGAAGAGGCGCTAAACGCCATCGAACTGACGCCGAGGGGGCGCTACGCGGACATACTGATCGCCGCCGCCCGCGCTGCGCTCCTCACAGATGAACCCGACAAGGCCAAGA